AGAAACATTGATGATAGCGTCCTGAGACTGATTGACGACTACCTCTGGCTCGACTTTAGGTGGTCTGCCACGTTTCTTAACAGTTGATTCCATGATCACTCCTTAAAGGAAGGGGAGACCGAAGTCTCCCCCAAGAGGTTACGAGAGGTCACTTGCCCCCGATCTAAGCCGGGTTAGCCACTTGCCGTTAAGAACTTCTGCTGCGAACCAACACTTCCACGCGATAGTCGCGATTTCGTTGTAGGGATCGCCAGCACCGGCAGAACCGGGGCCATGCTGGATCAGTTCAATCGGACTCGGAGTGCGGTCATACATACGATAGGACTCAGTAGTATGTTCCTCATTCAGAGAGATTGTACCTACAGCTTCACGACCATAAACAAACGTGTCGTAGATATCACAGGAAGTCTTGGTACTGGTGTAACGCAACGAGTTCGCACTCTGTGCGCCACCGCTATCAGCAGCAAGAATGCCTGCCAATTCAGTAGAGCAGAAGCGAACACCATTTACCGTGCCGAACTCGCCGGGGAGAGTTGCCGTGTATCCACCATACTGCTCCACACCAACGAATCCGTTGGACGTAAGACCACGGATATCTTCCTCAACGTCAGGATGGCAGATACCGTAGTATGCTTCACGAATCGGCTGCGAGTTGTAGTTCTGCGAACCCGTACCCATAGGCTGAAACTTCATGCCGGAGTTGCGGTTCACACGGTTGACACACCACTTAATGTCGTTGCTGGAGATCGCAGTAACAATAGCGCCAACAGAAGCAACACCACCAGCTTGCCGCAGAGAGGTTGTAGTCACTGTCTGATATTCATCAATCATCAGTTCGTTCAGGGACTCACCAGCATTGGCACCCAGCGTTTCCAGCAGGCGAGCTGCCTTGACGTTAACCTGCAGAAGATCAACTTCCTCGGTCAACTGGATTGCATTGCCGTACTTGGCAGCAGTCGCATTCTTGGTGGACTTGGTAGGGATAACAAGCGCACGACCATTCTGCCATGCAGTGTTGCCTGTTGGTTCACTGATCGCAGTCGTAACCGCAGTCAGGTTCTCGATACGCTCCCACATAACAGAGCGGGTCGAGCCGGAACCCATCAGTTCACCGGGGAGAGTGCCATTGAAGAACGGCAGACGCTTACGGGCGGCACTCAGAAGCCCGCGCATCAGTTGATAGTTGACCTCTTCTGAAACGTCAGTAAGGCTGTTAGTAATAGCTGTAGCCATGATTTAACTCCTAGCCGGTAATCCTGCGCCATGCAGCGTCGAATTCGGCCTGAGTCTTCGCATTTTCCAATGCCGCCTCAAGCGTGTTCTGACCTCTGCTTGCCGTCTGATTAGCCAGCGATTTTTGAGATTGCCGAATTGCCGCCTGTGTCTCGGTCAACTCAGGGTCTTGCCGAACCGAATAAGTGTTCCCAATCTCCTTCTGTATCGCCTTCAAGGCGCGTTCAAAGGTCTTGGGGTCATTATGCCGGTTCTCCCAAACTTTCTTGAATGCAGGCTTCTCCTGGGCAGTAAGCTCAAGATGTACCCGCACCAGCTTGGGATTCAGGTTCAACCCGTCATTAACTGACTTGACGGCGTTATTGATGTCAGCCTCAATTCGGAGTTCAGCGTCTTTCTGCTCAAGCTGAGTCAGCTTCTCACTTAATTCCCGTACCTGACTATTTAGTGCCGTTGTGTTCTGTGCCACGCTCTGTGTATAAGCCTGAAACTGGCTTTCATCCAGAGGGTCTACACGCGCTGAAGGCGGTGCATACTCTTGTGACTGAACCTTTGGTTGGCTGCTTGCCTGCGCCGGAGGTGCCTGAACATTATATCCAGAAATGATATCGTCAAGCGTTTCATTGACTTCATTTGCCCCTGTGTCGGTGGCCTGAGTCTCTTCCATAATTTAATCCTCAAAGTCTATATTCAATAAAGACGCAAACAGGTCGTAACCCCTCTGCATCCCGCTTTTCATCTTCCACTCCTCCACATTCGACTTCTCAGGGTCGAATATCGGAACCCGTGGACGGTGATGACTTACCAGTTCCTCAAAATCACGATAATGTGCGTGTTCCTGAAGATTGCTGATTAATAACGCGATTGACTTCTCCATTCAGTTTTATAATCCCCTGTAGTACGCCAATCTTGGTCTGCAACTGCTCCTTCTCCAGTTCCTTCTGCTCGATTTCGAGAGAATGCTCTTCATCCTGGAACTGGTATTGTGCCAATTCCTGTTGAAGTGCCTGAATCTGGGCCTGGGCCTGTTGAACGATTGCCTGCAACTGTTGCTGAAATTGCATGGCATCATCACCGATATTGAGAAATTTCTCTGGATTCTTGTTTCCGGCATCGCGGAACATCTCTTTAGCCAGTTCCTGCTGCTTGAGAAGCGCCGGGTTGACCTTCATCCAGAAAGCAGTAACCTGCGAGGTCTGCTGCTGCCTGCGCTCTTCACCAAGAACACCCTTGGAACCAACGATCTCGAAATGCACACTCGGGAGGAGTTCATTCCTCGTCATGCGCTCGAAATCAGGGGCATCCAGTTCCTGGTTGTAGAATGGGTACATATTGAGTTTCATCCGGTTCAGATCATACATCATGTACAGTGCAGGTCTTAAACCGTGATTCTCATGTGAATCAACGAAATCCACAACTGAAATTTCAGCGTTCTGTGACTGCTTGACGACTTCAGTAGCCGTCTGCTCGGTAGCAGGACTAACGCCACTGCGTACACGATCTACACGGGTGCCTGCCTCGATCTGGCCGATAATGAACTGCAAACCCGCCAATGCTGCACCCGGGTCGCCAACGTCCATGAACTGGTAGTTACCCGTCCCCTTTGTAGAAGTCTTGGCACCGGGAGCAATCTCAGGCCCGCCGTTTCTCACGAAATCAGGGTCATTGCCATCATAGATACAGGGTGGCTCTACCTTCAAGTCCACGTTGTCCAAAAGGCGGTTAGCAAGCTGTGTGCCGATCTTCTGGTCTACAGAGAACTTAACGATAGGCGAGACAAAATACGGGTCTCGCACATCAAGCCGTTCCCAACCGTTGTAGATTATCGGCGGGTACACAAACGGGTTCGGCATGTAATGAATGATCGTGCCGTTTGCGAGGATAACCCGGGAATTCAGCAATAACAGGTCTTTCCCCTGCCTAGGGATAACTAGGTCACCGTAATAAGTCAGCAGTTCAATATCATCAGTGTCATGGCGGTTCTTTGGCTTGTCACCCTCGCCAATCTTGTCCAGATTGAAGAACGGATAGTCCTCGTCTATGGACTTCATCCGCTTTACCTGATACCGGGGCTTATATGACCGAATAAGCATCGACCCTTGATAGAACGTGTTATGACCGTCTACCCCAGCTGATAAATCAGGAAAACAATTCCACATCGAGTGCGGTTTCCACACCGGGGCAGATAACGTCTTTACGCCCGTTCCATTCTCTACCTGCAGGGCATCTTCCCATTCAATCGTCGCCACATAGGAACCGTGGTGAAGCGCCTCCTTTACAGAAAGTCCAACTCTCGACTTGAAGCCGAAATCCATCTGCTGCTGCGTCAGGAATGCCCGTGTCCTCCCGTCAATCCTGCGCTGGGCAAATGGATCAGCCATAATCGGGCCTTGCTCAGTCATCATCTGCGGGATTTCAGTATGTACATCAAACCATGAACGGGTCTGCGGAAACGAAAACCGCTTCACATCAGCAGAGATGATCTCGGATGCCCTTGAAAGCTCTCCAAGCTCAATCGCGTTGCGCCAGTCATTGTCCTTGCCGCTTTTAGAAATACGGGACATGGACTCCATCGCGACCTGGCGATCAACTTCCTTCCATATCTTCTCATGCTTCTTGCGGAATTCGTTGCGCTCACGCACGGCAAGCTCATCGTTGATGAACTGCTCGATTGAGTCCCAGTCTTTCTTTTGAATTCTCTTTGCCATATTTACCAGTTACTCGCGCCAATCACCCGCAACTGGGGTCTCTTGGCGACAGGTTCAGTGTATGCAAATCGCGTAGACATGACAGCATATCGCGTAGCAGCCATCAAATCGTCCCTAACCTTTACAACCTTGCCCCTTCCATCACGGTGATAACTCCTGAACTCACCGAACCACAGGTCAAGATTGTTGAATATCTTGAACGTGCCTGTCTGGAAACGGTCAAGAATGTGCTGCAAACCCACCTCTACGCCAATATCACCCTTGGACTGTCCGGGCTCTGGAGGATTCGTGAAATGCTCATGGCGCATGTTTACACCTTCATCACTGAACAAGGCGTGTAGCGCCTTGCAGGATTTAGGCTCTTCCTGGTTCATATCATGGGGCCATACACAGGGTATCCATTCGCCACGCTTCTTAATAGCAGAAGCATGTTCTGCAATGGTTATGGAGCGCCCCTCAGACTTGCGGGAAGCCCTGTAACAGTCGTACAGGTAGATAGTGTCCGTATCCCTGTCCCAAGCTATCCACACGGCAGCAAACGGGTGATCCATGCCAAAATCCACTGCACACAGGCGCGGCCAATGACGGGGAATCTCGAAAGGCGAACACTGGATATCTTCCTCCTTAACAGGCCAGATAAGACCAGTACCCATCATAGGGATGCCCATTCTACGCATTTCACGCTCATGGAACGGGAACTGCTCCTCTGCCTGCTTTCTGTAGGCAGGATCGCTGAAATGCGGGGCATCATCCCATGTTGCCCGCACAAGCGCCATGTGCGATTTCAAGTCCTCCTGAAATTCAAGCACAAGTTCGGTCATTCCAGACTCAGGCGTGAAGGAGTAAAATATAATCCCCCTCGTTGAGAGGGTGGAGCGCATGAACTGGGAATGAACCTCTTGAGGTGGTTCTTCATCACCCCATACGAAATCCATTCGCGTACCCATCAGAGAGTTCACATCCTGCTGGTAGGAGCCGAAAAATACCTTCGACCAGCCACCAGAGACATGCTTTACAAAAGCAGAGTCAAAAGCGTTAGGCACACCCGGCTTTCGTGTAACCTCGCCAATACAATCCTTGGGAATAGCGCCAGTGCCTAGCGAATCATTTGAACCCGGCTCCCCAAACAACTCAGCCTGGCAGATATCACGGGTCTTGTCGTTAATAACCCCGCAAACAGTACCTTTGACGGGTCGCGTGAACCTGTGACCTTTCCACCAGTCAGGATATCGCCCTGTAAGGTGAAAAGCCGCTTCAGCACCTGCTGAGAGCGTTTTCCCACTATTATGATTTACTACCCCACCTGCAAAATAGTTGTGGACTCCCTCTACCTCCAGATCATATATCTGCTTGCTGCCAACCGGTGTGTACGATACAATCTGGTTTCCATAGACA